GTCCCTTCCGGCGGACCATTTACACACAAAGGAAATACCATGTATCTTCAATTACCAAAAACTGTTGAATTCAATCCGTCCAATAAAGCGCACCGGGAATCGGTCCGTGCATTTATGAAACGGCGGGCGTGGGGTGATGCCCCAATACGTTTCAGTCACGATCCTTCCTATGGCAGCATAGTTGAACAGGTTCAGACCAAGCTGCTCGCATGGTATCTCGAGAAGGAAGTTAAACCTGAGAAACTGGCAACACCAAAATCTGTCATGGTGGCAAATCCGAAGGTAAGCCAACTAAAGAAGAAGGCATAGTATGGATGAGCAGATTCTTGAAGAATTGAAAAAATAAATGTAACACTGGCGGCGATAGCGGGTCAGGCTAACGCAACCGACTGGAAACTGTGGATCATCATGAATGCAGTGTGCGATGGATTGTTGGCTCAGGGTATCATTGAAGACGATCCGCGCGACGCGAAGAAATAGCGATACGCGACTTTAGCATAGCGGTAGTGCCGAGAACTCATAATTCTTACGGGACTGGTTCGAATCCAGTAGGTCGCACCAATAAGGTTCCTAATACATGTCGGAACGAACAGTGGAAAAGCATCTCGACCGGATTAAGTTCTGGTTCGGCGCTACTTTTCGCGACTGCCGGTGGGCGACCCTCACAGGCGACAGAATATCATACCATTAAAAGGTACCTGTTATTCGTGGTTGCCAACTATTAGATGGTGTTGTTTTCCCAATACCGGCAATGGTTCATGTCATAGAAAGGAAAGGTATAGTTTAGCCCTGCAGGCGCTCTATACGGAAATGTCCTCGAAAGTCCTCTGAGCGCGATTGCCAACTTCTGAACACTAATATTTGACAAACAATTGCAATTATAGTAGACTACACATTTAACAAACAAAGGTAAACCATGAAAAATTACATCGGAATTAGCAGAGACCACAGCGGCTCCATGCGCGATATCGCCCTTGCCGCTGGGCGTGACTACAACGACAACATCGCTTCCATTAAGGAAGGCTCCGCTGAGCATAACATCGACACCATCGTAAGTGTCGTGAAGTGCGGCGTTGGCAGAAATGCAGTGGTTGAACGTGAAGTTGTGAACTCAAATGTCACAACGCTTCAATCTATTAAAGACGGTCAGTATATTGCTGATGGTAGCGCCACCCCGCTGTTTGACAGTGTCGGGGATTTGATTGAACAGCTCGAAGCAGTTCCAGACGCAAATGATCCAGAAGTTTCGTTCATCGTAATGGTTATCACTGATGGTGGTGAAAATTCTTCACGCAAATGGTCAGGCACTTCGATTGCTAAAAAAATCAAAGAATTGCGTAAAACAGACCGTTGGACATTCTCTTTCCGTGTTCCTCGTGGCTACAAGACAGAACTTACGCAATATGGTATCCCTGAAGGTAATATCCTCGAGTGGGATCAAACGGCCCGTGGCGTTGAAGTTGCATCTGTTGCAACTCGTTCCGCTGTTAAGGGCTTTTATGCTGCCCGTTCCGCAGGTGTCAAAAGCACCGACAAGTTCTATGCGGATTTGAGCGATGTCACTATCAATGAAGTTAAGGCCGCATTGGTTAATATTTCGAAAGAGGTTGAAGTGTTCAAACTGAAGTCTACTGAAGGCGGCACCGCGATCCGCGATTTCGTGGAACAACGCACCCGTAAAGGTATGATTAAAGGTTCGGCATTCTATCAATTGACCAAGACGGAAGCTATCCAGGATTACAAGAAAATTGCAATTCGTGATAAGAAGACACTCGCGGTCTATGGTGGTGACGCTGCACGAGATATGCTCGGGCTGCCGCGCTCAGGTGAAGTGAAGCTTGCCCCAGGGACACACGGGCAATTTGATATCTTTATTCAGTCGACATCTATCAACCGCAAATTGGTCGAAAATACCAATGTGCTGGTCTGGGAAGATGCGGCGGTATAAGATAGCGTAAACTATAAGGTGTTCTAACCAAGCACTGGCAGTGGAAAATGATATAGGTTAAGTAGGATGGCTGCGTACGGTATGGTGCTGTGATCGCGATCCGAACAAACTTTACGCTCATTTCGCGACTGCCAACTATTTAGAAAAGGTCCGTAAGTCGGGTGGCGCCGGAGGACAGACAGTGGAGTAATATACGAATCGGTGAATATCCGAGCGTGACTATTTTCGCGACTGCCATTTATCCTATTGACTCTTTTTCCTAATGCTCTTATAATAAGAGCATGAGACGTTTACTCCTATCACTTGCCTTTGTGCCTATTATGGTGCAACAAGGTATTCCCACGATGTGTTATCGCCCCCAGGTAAAGATTACACCGAAGGTAGATCTAAAGCAGGAAAAATGCTTGGCTACTATGATCTACGGTGAAGCTCGCGGGGAGGCAGAGAAGGGTATGGTGGCAGTAGCATATACCGCCGTGAACCGATCCGGTAAAAAGACGGTTTGCAAGGTTGTGTTATCCCCTAAGCAATACTCAATCTTCAACGGCAACCCGACGCTCAGGGCGGCGGCACTGAGTCTGCACTTGGAACCAAGGCAGAAGAATATAATCGATAAGGAAAGTTGGAGGAAATCTTTGGAGGTCGCTAAAGCTGTCATGCGAAAGGAAGTGGGTGATCCAACCAATGGTGCCACGCATTACCTGGCACCAACGGTAATGAGATTGAAGAAATATAAATATCCAAAGTGGTCGAAACAATATCAACTCGCTGCGGTTATCGACAATCATAGATTTTATAAACTCGTTGACAAACAGGCTGTAAAATTGTAAAATAACATTTTAGACACTTAACACACAAGGAACAATATGAATCAACCAATCCAGTTTATGCATTATCGCAAGTTCTCCGAGAATGGTCCCGACTCTCGCGGTGGTGCAACTGTTGCAATTCTCCCGGGTGAGAATGGCACCGCGATGATTGCTGTCGCGCAATGTAACCCGAGCGATGTATTCAACAAGAAGGTCGGCCGGGCTATCTCTTCGGGCCGCATCAATGCGTACCTGAAAGGGCGCACTTCACTGGACGGGAAGGTTCAGACCATTACGGTTGTAGATCTTCTTCAACTGAGAGAAGCAGTTGATGCAGTGGTTCATGACTCAATGGATGCTAACGATCTGTATTGACAGGCACGATAAATAAGTATATAATACTTATTTAAAGATAATGCGGGATTGGGGGAATTGGTAGACCCAGCGGACTTAAAATCCGCCGCGAAAGCGTACCGGTTCGAGTCCGGTATCCCGCACCAGAAATTCCAAAGCCTGTGAATTAGGCCTGCCCTAACAGTAAATAGGGAGTGAATCCTGAAGCACTTTAAAGTTAGGTCGTTGGAGCACCAAGCATTACCGAGCGGTGTTAGTTTAGCGAACTGGAGTTCTTAAAACCGGAAGGGGTATGTTTCCACTATAACGGGACAAAAAGTAGTGATATATCGCTATAGAGCCGTCCTAGGCCCGGAAACTTAGGGCGCACTTATTTAGAAAGAATGTATGAAACAACATTTTGTTACCTTTTGTTCTCCTGGAACATTTTGTGCTGAAACGAGTCAACGCCCTATTGATAGTTGGGATATCAATGAGGCAAGAATGATAGTTAAAGGCATCAAGGAACGACATGGTGCCACGCCATACGGTTTCTACTTCAGCACTCGTGGACGCCGGGATGGCGACCTTGACAGCAAAGTGATTGCAACTTCGCCCATGTATTATCTGGGTGGAAAGATTGAGACATTGGTGGAAGTAAAACTCCGAAATGATCCAAAGGAAGAAACACTTCGATGGAATATGGAACATAACGGATACAACCGTATCATCACCAATACTAACTCCTACAAGTCAGTCTTTCCGCTAAAGGATGACGACATTGTTTTGCAATGGGCATGACATGAAAATTCTTAAAGAACACGACGAATTTGGGTGGATCACTGCTGTAGTTCAGGGGCGGTGGGTACAGGCCAAGGTATATAACGAATCATCGAGCTATGGAATCGGTGGCGGACGTGTATCAAAGATGGCAATCAGCAAGACAGATTCTCGCACTCTAGGCCAAGACTTCTTCAAACAAATGTGCTACAATTACGATCGCGGGGTAGACTTTGATGAGGCGCCGAAGGGTTTGGTTGAAAGTATTGTTGCAGAGCTAGAAACATTACCATTACTGCTCTTAGAGTGATATGAAGAAAGACCCAAACCTGCACTCAATGCAGATCAATGTTCCACACTCGGTGTATGGCGAGTGTAAATATTGGATGCCTAAGGTACTAGGACTCTGGTTGGCTGAACGAAAGCTTCAATATAGCCTATGTAGTCAGAGCAGTGGCGGTGATGGCACAACAAACGGAATAACCAACGTCGAATCTCATTACATGGTATGTAACATTGAAGAGGTAGACGGGCTTGCATTTAAGATTATGTTTCCGAAGTGTGGTGTTCATATTTGCAAGCAGTATTCGTATGCATAAAGAATTTAGATAGGCGAAAGCTTACGCCGCCGCCGTCACTGAATATATACGAGTGGTATCTTACAGCGGTGAAATGGCGTCAAGTACCGTGCGTTCGATTCGTAATCGGAAGCTGAGAAATAATGGGTCACACCCGCGATTTTGCAGAGATGATGGAATCTGGTAGACATAGGCGGCAGGGGTATATCTTAGCGAAGGGCGCCAGTACCTCCCCATCACCGCCGGCAGTTATAGGTTCGAATCCTATTCTTTGCGCCAGTTGACAGGTTAGCTGTAGACCAGAATTCTCTAGGGAACAGACAATTAGGTGTAAAGCCTATCCAATTTTGCCGGAGTAGCTCAGGGGTAGGTTATTTTGTGGGAGTAATTATCCACAAAATAACCAGAACAGTATATAAAATAAAAGAATATCCGATGAGGCTAATCGGAGAAAACTCGAAGTAGTATATTGTGAAGAGCAACCAGTGTTTAACTGGAGGGTCGGTGGTTCGAGTCCACCCTTTGGTACCAATTTTAGCCCGAGGTAGCTCAGTTGGTAGAGCAGTTGACCGGCGCGCCGGCAATGTGTCGATGGTTCGATTCCATCCCGGAGGACCAGTTTAAGGGATATGTTTGGTTGACAGATTCGTAACCATATACAATGTAGACTTTGATCAGTTGAAAAACGTGTATGGCGATAGGAGATAACGTTACCTATTGGGAAATTTGCGAATTAGGAGAGTTCGAATCTCTCATATTCCACCAAAATTTGAGATAGACGGCAGGATAGAGTCCCAAGTAGCGCCGACTGATCGGGTTTTTCACGCGAAAATGATCGTTGACTCTCCTATTCGAGACACCCCCGAAAGGGGTCTCAAATACTTTTTGAAAGATGATATGAAACTTTATATTCCTGCGCTCGGTGAGCAGATTCGACTAACAGCCGACTGGACTTTTGGACTCTATGCCGAAAATCGCAATGAGACACTAATGGAACATATTAGTGACACTCGGAAGAGCTGGGGTGCAGATAAGACGTCCATTCCTTGCACTATCCCGGCAGGGTCCATTCTTAAAGTTGACCGCGTCTTTATCCGTAAAGGCAGCGAAGCCTATAATTCATTATCCTTCTTCTGGGTCGGAAAGAGAACTATAGCAACTCAATTCGAGCAGAAGGGAACCTCTATGGTCTGGGATGGTCAACCTAAAAAGTTCTGTCAGCCACTCAACTATATACCAAACGAATGGATACAAACAGTAAAGAAACCAGCCAGACCCATTCGTTTCTGGGCTAAGTTGGATGACGCAAACAATATTGAATTTGAAAAGGTGTGAGGGTAGGCAATTCGAAAGAGTTTAAGGGCGTCTGCGTAAGCATCCTATAACCCGTAAAAACCAAAGCACAGGCAGTGGCTGATATGTCGGAAAATAGATCACTATCGGGCGCGACTGCTATTCTACTATGAGTACAGAAGACGACACGTTTAGAGTCTTATCTCGCCCAGGTATACACGAAATGTATCGCTTATATATAGAGTGGTATGCTGCCCAAGGGCATAATTACCCTACCACAATGAATATTGAGTTTGTAAGACAATACAACTGGGAGTGGTTAGAATTTCTGCTGGCGAAAAATGCCGCAGGATATTTCTATTGACTTATCATGAAGACAGAATACGATACATTTCGAATGCTGAAAAGGGAGACTTTTGAACTCACGAGGGAGTATCTTTCTAATGATCGCTGGGATCGAATGTATCGTTGGCCTGTTGACTTCGATATCGAGACTCGTCGCCGAGCCGACCAGCAGGCTGATATCGATTGCTTGTGGAAATACGGTTGGCGTACTGGTGAGTACATAAAAGAGTGTGATCGAAGATATCTCCCATTCTAATCCTATTTGCCTTTACTTTAACCTATGCTATAATACAGTATGATACAAAGATACCTACGCTTTGAAGTTGTCCCTATTGATGAAGTCATTCCTGAAGTGATTAAGCATTGGGACGAGCCGCGGTCTCGTATCCAACGCCCGGATGGCACATGGGTCGGAGTCACTTCTCTGCGTATGCGAACATTCGCTCGAGCTGGGACAAGTGCTGCTGGAATGAAGTGTGTATGCTGCGGATTAGAAGCCTCATTCTTCGCAGTAGAACAATCTCCTGGTCAGAATAGTTGTCACTTTAATCTGTACGGGATAAAAGATGATGCCGAAGTGCTATTCACTCACGACCATATTATAGCAAGGGCATTGGGTGGAGCGGATAACCTATCCAATGCCCAATTGATGTGTTCTCCTTGCAATGGTAAGAAAAGTAAAGGAGAAGGTAGAGAAGTTCTGAGACTCAAAAAGCTCAAGGAGAAACAAAATGCAAAAACTATCAACTAAATTCATCTGGTATGTGCATCAAGATGCAAGAGGTTATCTGCACCTTGTTGTAACTCGATTAACTGATGGTGCAACAAAGTATTTCTTTCAGGCGCACGGAGACGTCGAAAGCATGAATAGATTTATGATTTCAATGACAGACGATCTCTTCGACGGGTACTTTCCGCGCCCGGGAAAGAAGGTTATCGATACTGATAACTGGGCGTTCCTCGGTGATAACCCCGATCGTTGGACAGCAATGGCAAAGGCAGCTGAATTAGCTGGACCTGACTTGACTCATTATAAATTAACGCATACGGTGTAACCATGGCAACGCAAACCAAAGAAGAGATTGCACTCGCTCGCCGCAAGAAGCGGGCCGAGCGCACGTTGTTGGAAGAACAGCAGCGTGTTTCTCGTGAAATGCAGAAACAAGAGCACCTTGCTATGTATAAAGCAAGCATACCGCAGCGGCTTATGGCCGCGCAGGTGTTGGCTCAGCAGTTAGGAATCTCTGTTAGTATTTCACTAACTGAAACAGGACCAGCGGTGAAATTCAAAGAAGAAAATGAGCACGACAAGCTCTATATCGATGAAATTCTTACCTACGAAACTGAAGAGTGGGAACTGGAATCACTTGAGACTACACTGGCCGCAGTGAAGGCGAAACAAGATGCGTGTGATCAACGCCGCGCAGTGGCTCAGAGTATCTTTAATAATCTAAGTGACAATGAAAAGGCGTGTCTTATAGAGCATATTCGGTGGCTAAGATAGCGTTGACAGATTCTATATTCTGTCTTATAATATATGCTTACTAAGCAACAAAGGACTCAAAATGGGTGGTAAAGCAAAATCTGTGTATCTTTCTGTATGTCCGAAGGGCTCCCACAAAAGTGTTTTAAGAAAGACATTCTTTGATGCAAAAGGGTATAATGGCTTTATCAAAACGGAAGAGTTCAAAGAAAAATATCCTGCTGATAAATTCGATCTTATCAAAGAGGTGTATTGATTATGACTGCAAAACTACTCACTGAAATTGCATCCGACAATGGCAAACTGTTCAAACAGGGTGTCATCAATCGTGAAGCCGTTGCTGGCAACAATGATTTCTTCGCTGGGTTGCGTTATGCCTTGGATAACATCGACACCTTTGGGGTGAAGAAGATTCCGATTCGTAGTGGGTTAGACGGCCCCGGACTTTCGTTTCTGGGATTCTCCAATCTTGCTTATCAGCTTATCAATCGTGAGCTTACTGGTAACAAGGCCGCCCTGGTCATTGAGGACCACATGAAGGTAGCAACCAACGAAGAATGGAACGGCTGGTTTCGCAAGATCCTTATCAGAGACTTGGGTTCTGGGTTCAGCGAGTCCACTGTGAACAAGGCTGTCAAGGGTGTCAACAAAGATTACGAAATTCCGGTCACCCCTTATATGAGATGCTCATTGCCAGAAGGTTCCAACATGGAAGAGTGGGACTATTCCGAAGGGGTATATTCACAGATCAAAGCAGATGGAATGTTTGCTTATGTGAATGTCAGCAAAGATAAATTCGTATGGATCACGTCACGTGGCGGCACATTGATGCCCGATGGGGTGCTTGGGATCGAAGGAGCTGCCGCTGATACACTGAATCCGGGAACAAGTACGCACGGCGAACTCACTGTCTATCGCAACGGCGTGATGTTGGAACGCCAAATTGGAAATGGGATTTTGAATTCTGTCTCCAAAGGTGGGTCGCTCGGGCCTGGTGAGATTGTTGTTTTTGATTGCTGGGATCAGATTCCGTTAGAAGAATTTGTTTCAAAGGGCAAATACAATGTTCCATATCACAAGCGTTACGACGCTCTTGTTGAGCAGATTATCGACACTCCGAATGTTTCGAACCAAATCAAATTGATCGAAACGAAGATTGTCTTCACCCCCGATGAAGGATTGGCTCACTATCGTGATGCTCGCCGGCGTAAGTTGGAAGGTACTGTGTGCAAGAGCCGGCACGCAATCTGGAAGGATGGCACAAGCAAGGATCAGGTAAAGCAGAAGGAAGTGATCGATGTCGAGCTCGAAGTTAAAGGTTTTACCATAGGTAAAAACAAGTTTGCACACTTGTTTGGCTCGCTTATTTGCCAGAGTAGCTGCGGCCTGCTTGAGGTCAATGCTTCGGGCATTCCAGATGATTTGCGGAACGAGATACATAATAATCGGCCCAAGTGGATGAATAGTATTGTCACCATCCGCTCAAATGGTATTATGTATTCTACCAAAGCTGGCAAGAAGCATTCATTGTTCCTGCCACGGTTGGTTGAAGCACGGGATGATAAGACAGTTGCCGATAGCTTCGCACAAATTGAAGCTCAATTTGCTGCCGCAATCAAGCCGGAAAAGATAGAGGTAGAGGTAGAATAATGGAAGAAGTCCCTGATTTATCATTAAAGGAACTCAAGGTGTGCCGTAAGGCATTCGAGGAATACTATAAAGACTGTGATTTCAGCATGACAGTCGATCCTAGACCGGGCGGTGGCCCGAAGTTGTTGAGGAATTTTGTAGATGCAATGATGCAAGCAAGATGGTGTGGGTGGTTGAACGGGTGGACAATCAAGGCAGCAAGGAAAGAAGAATGAACCCTCTTGGAATGGCAGCGAAAACCTGGTACGACTTCAATGCTGCCGCACGCCCTTATCACAACTGGGCTCACGCCCGTGATGTGGTTAGTAATATCATCTATATCGACACCAAAGCATCAGCTGAGTTGATCTTAGCAGGTTGGTGGCACGATGCGGTCTATGTGCCGGGTGCGGGCACTGATGCGAATGAGCGATGCTCAGCGGCAGCACTAATCCAACGTGGTCAGATATATAAGGACGTCGGCTCGCAGAGTATCATTCAGCTGGCAGCACAGATGATCCGCTACACAAAAGTTGATAATCATCTTCGTGAAGATGCGCTGACTGGTGATATTGCAATTCTACTTGATGCAGATCTTGGGTCGTTGGCTTCCACATACGAACTATTCCTACACACACAAGAAAATATCATCTTGGAAAATGGTGGGACAATGGCAGAGAACAAAGACCAGAGTTCCGCTTTCCTGAAGCAGTTCCTTGAATGCCGAGAGTTTATCTATCATACTGACTATGCCCGATCAAACTGGGAACAGGCAGCAAGAGCAAACATTAAAAAGTACAGCGAGGAATAATATGAATACTATCTGGATACTAATAATCATTGCTGGTGTAGGCGCTGGACACCAGATTGGACCATTTGCATCGTTCGAGCAATGCGACAAGGCTCGTTATGAATACAATGTTGCTCAGAGTCCTTATCTGGCGAAAGGGCATGCCTCG